CTCAGCCTTGGGGAGTGTAGTTAAGTTGCCAGACACTAAAGAATATCAAAACCTAACCTACTCCCCTTCTGGGTTTAGTATGGAGTGTTGGGTGCATGTACCGAACATTACAGACGCTGAAACAGGTTGGCTTAGTGAAGGAGCTTCTTCTTTAACCAAAGTTCTTCTAGGATCTGAGAATGTAGGAATAAAAGAAGGGTATTCAAACCTTGACCGAATGGGCAATGAGCGAGACCTTGATCTTTTACCTGACAACAAAGGAGGTCAGTTGGTCCGAGGTATGCTTTGTGGGTTCACCAGAGACAGAAGAATTACCCAGCTTTCTACTTCAGCTAATCCAATAGGATTTAGTAATGACAATGCTGATAATGATCCTGTGTCTTCCTTGAGCTTCTTTATTGCTCCCACAATATCTAGAGATGCTTCTTCGGCATCTTTCATAAATAGAGACGAGTGTGCTAACTTCCCGGCTTTCAGAAAAATGAAAGTAGATTTATCTTCTTCTACTTTTGGGGATGTATCGTCTCAGTTTGTATTAGTTGGAATCGCTTGTGATCCTGAGAAAAATCAAGTTAGGATGTACGCTGACGGCGAATTAGTCTCCACTTCATCGTTATCTGAGGTTTTTGGGATTGAGCCTTCGCACACACCTTCCCTACCCAACTTCAAGCAACCTAATAGTTTTGAGTATTCTTCTACTACTGTCGATGGACCTCAAATTTTAAAGCAAGGTCCACGGCTATATGATTTCTATACTCCCTGGATTGTTGGGGGAGGATACACTGATGGTATGTATTACCGAGGTAATTTCCTAGGCGGTGATAGAGGGGGTATTACAAGTGGTCTTCGCGGCCATGTAGGAAGCTTAAAATTCTACAGTAAGGCCCTAGATAGTAAAGAGGCAAAACAGAATTTCGACGCCCAGAAAGGGTTCTTCAAAAATATTAGAATGTAATGGCAGCTAACACCACAGTTTTTAGGTATGGGCGGCGTCCCACAAAATATGAAGATCAAGCTCCTAGGGCGAAGAGAAGGGAGATTTATGGTCTTACTTTCCCGCTAGGTAAAAATAAAGAGTCCGGGGGTTTCTTTAAAAAAAATAGCGGTAGGGAGATGATACGCCAAGCTGTTGTGCAGTTACTGCGGACAGAAAAGGGTGAGCGTTTAATGCTTCCTAACTTTGGATGTAACTTAAGGAAATATTTATTTCAACCTATAACTGAAGAACTATTCAATAATATTAAAGAAACTATAGCGGTGTCTTTTCAAAATTATATAGTTGGAGCTAGGCTACTAAAAGTAGGGGTGTTTGAGACTGGGGAGTATAGTTCGGCGGGAGGAAACCAAATAAAGGTAGTCTTAAGTGTTCAATTATCAACCGACGACCTACAAGTATTCGACGTAGAGGCCAAAATACAATGAATTTTTCAGGAACAATATCCTCAGATTTTATGAAGCTTGCTCCTATTGCTCTCAATAGGAAAGTAGATTTAATTAATTTCGCAGCCACGGACTTTTTATCATTAAGAAATTCTTTGGTGGCTTATGTCAAGGCGGCTTATCCTGACGACTATAAGTATTTTGTAGAATCAGATCTGGGTATGATGTTCTTAGAACTAGCAGCCTACATGGGAGCAGTAATGTCTATGAAGGCTGATATGTTAGCCAACGAAAATTATATAGCTACCGCTCAACAGAGGGCTAGTGTTAAGAAGTTACTAGAGCTAATAGGAATCAGGATGAGGGGTCCTTTGTCTGCTGCTGCGGACGCCCAAATTACATTTGAAGAATCCGATTTAACCACAGTCAATTCTGTTTCAATTTCTCCATCAGAAAGAGTTTTTGAAATTACCTCTCCTGAGGATGGTGCTCAAGTAACTTATACTTTGTATAAGGTAGTTAACGGTTTAGTTGATCAAGCTACAAGAAATGCAGTTGTAAGACTAGACCCACAAGCAGAAGGGTTAGGGGAAGACAAAAATGTATTTCAAAACTTAGTTGTACAGGAAGGTGCCTTAGTTGTAGAGACTGGAGAGTTTGCCGCCACGGAAGGCCAAAAGACAATAGGTTTAGCTGATGGGCCTGTAGTTGAGGGTAGTGTTGAGGTATTCATTACCTCTCCCAACGAGGATTCTGAGGGGGCTTACTCTGAAGTAGATAGTATTTATTTTGCATCAGGATCTAGCGATAAAATTTTCGAGATAGCTTACGACGAATTCTACAATGCTAATGTAGTTTTTGGAACTGGAGTCGCTGGCATTTCTCCTCCTGATGATGCATCGTATACGGTTAGTTATCGTGTTGGGGGAGGCACTAGAGGAAATCTAGAAAAGAGAGCTTTAGCTACTTCTGTTATAGGCACTAGCGGAGTTAATACCTATACGGGCGTCCTAACGAACACATCAAAAGCTACGGGTGGAGCAAACGCAGAAACTATTGAGCACGCAAAAAAATACGCACCACTTACTTTTAGGAGGCAAGATAGACTTGTAACTCTGATTGACTACTCCTCCTTTGCTAACTCTTTTATTAGTACATTTGGCACTGCGGGAAAGGCCACCGCAGCCACAAGAAACGCATACTCTTCAGCAAATACGATTGATATTTATGTGTTAGAGAAGGCCAGTGATTTTCAACTACAAAGGGCAACCAGCAACTTTAAGACACAGCTTCTTGAGGCTATGAATGAGAAAAAGATGATGACAGATGATATCGTTATTGTGGATGGTCTTATAAGAACTTTAGATTTGGTTTGCACAATAAGAATTGATCAAGAGCAAAGAGAGAATGAAGATTCTATTAAAGCTAAAGTTAGAGATAAAATCCTAACTTATCTTAGTATAGACAATACTGAGTTCGGTGAAGACTTGATAGTGTCTGACTTGAACAGACAAATTTTTGAGGTGGATCAAGTTAGATTCTCGACTCTAGATAACGTAAATCAAGATATCAGAATTGATTTTAACGAGATCATTCAACTAAACAACCTAACTATTAATGTAGAATACTTAGCCTGATGGTAGATAATAGCAAATATACTCCTAACCCAAGAAAGTTTTACAAGTCTAACTTTGTAGAATTGTTGGAGTTATTAACTCCTAAGTTATACGTTCAGGAGGATTTAGATTTAAGTGGTACAGAGCTAAACCCATTATCTAAGATAATAAATACTCATTTACAAATTGCTAAAGACCTGCCAAATATTCTTCCTTTATCTTCTATACCAGGGACACAGACAAGTAATCTTAGTTCCTTAGAGGGTATTTCCCAGTATTTTATTAAACAGAATGAGCTAACCAAAGTAACTTCTCAAAGTTTCCGAGAAAAAATCTTGCTTCCTTTGTCGATAAACTACAGTGATTTTGAGACAAGCTCTGGATTTAAAACCTACCTTTCTGGGAATCTCATACCCAAACTAGTTCCCCCAGGAATAAACACCCCAGGAACAATTGAAAGTAACACTCAAGAACTTTCCGCATTTACTGGTAACCCTGATGCTAGTAGCATCCATAATTATTTAGTAGATAATCTTGGCTGGTTTTACTTCTTGAACACTTCCGCTAATGGAGGATTATCTTACAGCCCGTCATCCTTTGTTGTTGAAAAATTATCAAGAATGTATTTAGGAGCACAACTGGATACGGTTGATGGAATAAAGGGGCTTACTGAGTACATATGGAAAAACACAGAGGTTTGCTCTTTTGGAAAATACCTTCCTTCTGATTTTGTTTCCGGTGTTGCCGACGCAGTAACAGATCCCAGTGCTGGAGAGGTAGCTACTTACACTAGTGGTGTACAAAGACTTGATAGTTTAAAAACATTATTAGATGTTATTTACTCTCCTTTAGCATTAGATAATCAGGACTACACAGTAAAAAAAGCTTTTGACGATTTTGTAGATGCTGATTTAATACTAGATAATCGAGTCTCCAATGGTCCATATAGAAAAATACTAACTGCATTAGGATTTAACTTCGCGGACATCTCGGATGAAGTTGAGAACATAAAATACATTTACGATATTGAAAATGTAGAACAAGATAGAATCGAGTATATTGCAGATCTAATTGGATTTAAGCTTAGAGGAAATCAATCTGAAAAGTGGAGACACCAACTTCGCGTAGCAGTAGATATCTACAAAAAAACTGGAACAGAACAGGCTCTTCGTTCTGCGCTAAACGCTATAGTTGTTGATAGTATTTTAGATCTTGATGGTAAAATTATTCCGCTCTGGGAATCTTACCTACCTTTCCTTATATGGTACGCTTTAGGGACGGCTTCCCCTTTATTTAAGAATCTTAGGACATGGACACCGGAATTAGCTAAGAAGGCTGGGGTAGTGACCTACAGTTCAAGCAGCTTAGAAGAAAATCTAAAGCTTGCTACGGACACTATACTTTTGGATCTTGCCTCGGCTTTCCCTAAGAATTTTAAATATTTCGGACAAGAATTCCCTCTACCAAGATTCTATATCTTAAATGAAGACGGCACTAAAGGGGAACTTTACACAGTTTTAGGTGATACTAAGATGAAGCCGTGGCACGCACACACGGTAGACGGACCTGGAT